CCAAGAATATACGCCTGACTTTTGGACCAAAAGTAAACGTTTCCAGTTCCAGTGCGAGGAGCTACTATAAAGAACGTAGGTTCAAATGGTAACGTAACTTCTAGCGCACCTGCGGCGCCCGCACCATTTCCTGTATAATTTATTCGCTGAATGGTTACAGTTCCATCAGTAGGTGCAACAAAGGGAGTGGTATGTTCAACCCAAATTTGGAGATAACCACATCTACCCGTGCCACCTAAACATCTTACTCCAACTTCAAGCGCGTCATCTAATCCCCAGGAAGTTGCATCTAATAATGAATAATCCCAGTCATCTGCTGGCGCTCCCACGGGCGTAACAGCAAGAGTTTGAACACCATTGCGAAGATAGAAATGACGAGCATTTGTAGCATTTACAGTATCATGAATAATAATAGCGGTTTTCCAGCCTTGAGTAACTCCGGCTTGTCTTAAAGTTTGACAAACCCAAGAAGATTCCTCTCCATTGACAGATGAATTTGCAAATGGAAATGATATTCCAGTATCCACCATTTGAGAAATATCTTGGTTACGGTATTTCCAATCATTGCTAATAGTTCCAGCCGATGATGTCCAAGTAGTAAATGTTCCATTTGCTGTTACTCTAAGCGGAGTAAATCTACTTGCTGAAGTAATTGCATCAGTATCATCCAATAAAAGTTGGTCAAGATCCATTTCAAAACCAACATTTGATACTATTCCAAATGGAGTATCGCAGCGATAAAGTGCTGACGCTGCAAAACTATTAAGTCCTACACCGGGACCGGGTAACGTGCCGGGTAAGAAGTTATTGTATACTTGAGTTCCATTGAAAAACATGCTCATTCCACCAACATTATTGTTGGTTCGACTTCCTGTTATTCTCCCATATAATGTGATCCATTGTCCTAATGTTGCAACAGCCGTAGTTGCTACAGGATTCGCGGTCCCTGCATCATTGTAAGCTGTAATAGTTCCATTAGTATTTATATCAAAGTGAAATTCAATTGATACCGTTGAACGGTAATAAAAATTTAATAACGCAGCGGCAGCGGTAGGATAGCGAAGAACCTTAAATCTCATGAAATAGTAAATTGTTTCATAGTTATAAGTATTACCGTTGGTATCCCAAGAGGGACCAAGCGGCATATCGAATTCAGCAGCACCACTAGTATAGTTATTGGAACGAGCAGAAAACGCTACGTCATCTCTGTCAAAATTCCGCCCACGAACAAAGCCGCGACCAGACAGAGAAGTCTGAGACTTAAATCGTGGTAAAGCTGGAACAAAACAGGCGATTCTACCCATTATGGTGCAGCCTCAAAAGCGCCGAGTACCAAAGTATCGACGTTGATAAGATGAATGGTCCGTAGCAAGAAATTCCATCCCCAAACAGACCACTTGATGTTCTTAGGGTCTAATCCCTCTGTATAATCTCCAACAAGTAATTGACCATCAGTCATAACACAATAAAGAATCTTATTGACGGAGTCATTAATCATTTGAACACGGTAGAATAAATCTCTAGTTTGTCCAACCCATAAGTCATTGACTGCAAAGGTGAGTTCAGGACGTGAATAAGCACCATTAAATATGAAAATGCCACTATAATGACCAATAAGGAGATAATCAACATTAATACCATTACTATCCAAAACAGTTGCAATGGCGTGGTTAGCTGTTCCCACTCCATTATCCAATACTGTATCTTCCCACGTAGCCGGCTCACCTTCATTGTCTACATACTGGATAGTCTTAGTATCCTGAAACAAGTAAAGAACATCACGGAATTCTTGACAGTTAGTTAATGGTTTGTTATTTGGCGGGACCAATATGAAACCATCCAGCGATGAAACTGATTCTAAGTCTCCAGGCGCGCTCACACGCGCAAGAGACATATTACCACTTTCAGCGATGGATACTAAACGACCCTTATATTTACCAAGAACAATTCCAGCAGGTATTTGAGTTAGATTATAAAGAAGATAGGATGCATCTTCCAGTAATTCCGAGTCATACCAATTGATAGTTGCAGTGGTAGTTACGTTATCATTTATAGTTCCGGAGGGGATGAAAAAGAATTGAAATCCTGTTTGATCTCCATTATAAAGCGTAATAACCTTCGTAGCGATAAGATGCCTACGAACCACATAACTATTAGGAGAAACAGGAATTTGCAGAATATCAATAGACTTTTCAACATTTACGGTAGTTGCAGCAGCAAAGAATTCCGGTCCTGGTGCAGTAAAAGCTCCAGTATCAGTTTCGTAAACTACACCAATAATACGGAATCCGCGGTCAGAAAACCCATTAGTTGAAGACTGTCTTGCACGGAATGAATTGGTTACAGGAGCAGCGGTCGCGCCCGGAACGTATACAGTAGTTAATGATGCATCACCAACGTTTATAAGCAGATTTTCTGTGGTATTGTCAGCAATTCTAATTACTTCATAGAATGTAGGAACTGTTGCAGGGTCATATAGAGCCGGGTCTATAGCCCTACTCATTACAATAATTCGGTCAGTAGTTCCACCGGGTCCAATAGGAATATTTTGTAGTTGTATTTGTTGCGTGCCAGGCGCTATGACAATCGGGAAAATTTCTGGACCAAGTATTCCATCAACTCCTCCCGCTCTGTATGCGACTGCAATAACATGAACTCCCGCGGTGACATTTCCTGGGACTCCAGTAACTCTTGCATTCGCAGCGATAAACATTTTCGTACTACTATTAGTTGGAGCAGCGCCAGCAGCTTGGCGTGCAGCGGTGCCATCTCCTTTATAGACATAAATATACTGACTGGGCATCCCTGTCTCATGCCCATTTGAATCAGTATATCCGGGAGAAATATACGCAATGCTCCCATTTTGAACAAAGCCAAAATCGGTCATTCCCGAAATGCTAAGGATTGGACCTAATACTGTGGTAGGACCAGTTACATGGTAAATGTCTCCACCTTCAACTAATGAAAGAGTAGTAAATCCCGTAGGTAAAATGAATGGATATTGACGAATAACATTTCCTAGAGGATTTGATAAATTTTGAAATGGTTGGATTCCTCCTCGTGGAGAAATTCCATCATCAAGTATTCTAATATTAAAACATTCTGTTGCATACCCCGGTGGCGTATTTCGAGGTGAACCTCTACGCCAGAGGCCACTAAACTCGTTGATTTCGTGTGGTGTATGCTCTCTATCCATTACCAGAGTCCGCGTCCGCGATATGAAGCCCTAAATGGACGTTTCCTTGTAGAAATGGATTGCTTACCTTTCACGCTAATTCCCATGCTTTGGTCTGCTGCTAATTGAGCAAACTGATTGAGTTCATCAGATTTCTCAGCATTCTGCATGATAAATTGAGCACAGATAGCAGCAGTTCTGTAGCCCAAGAAATTCTTACCATTAATGAGTGAAATGACAGTATTTTCATCGAGAATTGTAAATGGATCACGAATGAAATCTAATTTAACTTCACGCGCGCTCGTATAGCCCGCGGGACAGAATTTAATCATTTCCCCTTGCCACACGTAATAAGTAATCATTGCCTGTGGTAAATCATCAAGTGAATGAGGTAAGAATTCTAATTGAGTAGCAGGAATCCACGGGTCAGTAGAATCCTGTGCTCGTTCGTATAAAGATTGGATTTCAACTAAATCCCCCGGATAGTTAGGCGGAGCACCATCAGGAGGATTAATTTGAATATCCCCAATATTTACTGGTATGATTTGCGAGGAAACGTTGGTGATAGGAAGGTTATTTAACTGAAATTCCATCTTTAATTCTTCAGCAGCTACTTTTAAGTAAGGAAGCTGCACGGCATAGGTGTAACGAGATTTGGCGGTATCATTCAGTAATGACGCCGCCATATCCATTACTTCACTAGCCGGGTAGGTGCCCGGTAAAGGCATATCACTCCTTCTTTACACCCGGAGAAGGCGGCGTTGCAAACATTAGACCCAATTTCGCGAATGCAACAGGGTCTACAACAATCTTGCAATTTGCACAAACTGGGAATCCGGGCATAACCATGTGGCTGCAAGCCGGGCATGGAATCATGCGGACTGCTTGGAAGTTCTTCATCCACGGCTTATCCATTTGCATGATTTGAGCAGCAATTCTCATGAGGTCAGAAATTGCAAGCGGATTACCGCCTGAACGCGCCCATAACGCGTCTGCCATGTTAATTAATGCTAAGAACCAACTGTTCTGAAGTTCTCGTGCTCGATTCAGAACATTCATTGCATCAAGATTGGAACGTAACTTGTTATTATCCCATTCACCGGGGAGGAAAAAGACTCCTGGCTGCGATTGCCCCATGTGAACTTCAAGAATTCCAATCATCCAATCGCGGATAACCGATTCCGCAACTGAAACGGATGAAATTGGAATTTCAATTACCTGTTTAGTGTCCATCATTTCGCGCCAAGATGACGCACCACCTACTACCAAGAATCCAGGCTGTTCATAAGTCCCAGAAGGAACATGATACCATTCGGGCATCATAGCTTTCTTCTCGGTGAACCCTTTTGGGTAAATTGAAATAATCGTGCAGATATCCAATGGATTCTTTGGAGACACATACAGTTTCGTTCGCATGTGCTCGTTAACCCACGGAGGTAATCCCGGTGAAGCGGCCATTATTTGTTGCTCCTTCCGTCTAATCCAGCCATTGAAATTGCATTTTTGGTTGCGAGCGCATCTCCTACATCCGATTCATTCTCGAATAAGGAGTCCTCGATTGTTTTGAGACGATGTTCAACCTGTTCCTTCGTCTCATTTTTATCGGGGTATTTGGTATAAACACCAGCGTTTTCCATTGCTTTGTGGATTCCGTCAACCACAAGTTTAGCAACGGCCCAAACTGGTGTAATTGCTTGTCCAAGACGGTCCTCAAATACCCAAATCGGTTCGTAACTCAGTTTCGAGTCAGGTAATTCAGCTTCGTTAATGTATGGAACAACGGTCAGACGTTCCAAAACATATTTTCGATGAATCCATTGCCTATATTTTGGTAATAATCGGACTTCAGGACGTATTAACTCGAATCCTTCGTCCGTATGAGTGGTTCTACGCATTTCAAACTGGTCTTCAGAGAATACTATACGAAAATTAGCGAGACGTTCTCCACGAGATTCCGTCTCGCCATAGTGGTCGTGGAGACGACGGTTAATCGTCTCCACTTTCTCGTACGTAATTGGCATTAGAACGCTCTGATTAAAGCGTACTGAATGGTTCCCGCAGTTCCCACCGTGGTATTGTATGCAATATTGATTTGCCCGGTTGTAGCAAGTGCTACGATATGAGCGAGAGTCTGCGGAGCATTACGCCAAGTTGCAAGCGCAAGGTCCGTAGTTAATGCACCGGAAACCGCGATTGTGGTAGCTGTAGTCGCACCCGAAGATGCAGTTCCAGCCGTAACAATCTGGTATCCGGGGTCAAAACCACCAGCGGCAAGTAATGACCAAGTTGGAGATGCCTTGGTATTTGTATTGATGTATTTTGCACCAGTAGTAATATTGGTATACATGGAACCCGGACCAGCAAAGTTTGCACCTGTGCCGGAAGTTCCATCTGTGGGCGCGCCCGCGTCCGAGATTTGCCAAACATCATTGTTTGCTAATTGTCTAAGATTTGCCCAAATATCACGAACCGGGTTAAAAGCCATTACACCCTCTCTTGAGGACCAACCAGTCGGCTAGACTGTGGCGTGTTTTTCTTCGTGCTCCTTTAATTTCTCCTCAGTGAATTCAGGAGTTGGAATTGTTTGAGGGAATAATACGTCACCATTTGAATGCCTATACGCTGTATACCAGTTACCATCCGGCGCTCTTGTAGGCCAAATGTTAACTGACATCATGTGTCCGACACAAGAATCGGTATCGAGATACATTTTGTATCCCGCGCGTCTCAAACGATTGTAGAATGCAACATCGTCGCACCAACCATCCTTGATTAATTCCCCGAGAGTAACCCAGGGCTTTTCCATATTACGGAATACTTCGGTTCGGATAAGAGAACATCCCAAACCTCCATTGGTAATTTCAATTACTCCCTTTACATCAGGAGTAAGGTAAAGGAACTTATTCCAACCCTGTGCGAGTTCCTCATCGAACGCACATGGAAAGTGCGGATAGGAACGCATAAGGTAAAGTCCCATGATGCAATCTTTTCGATGTTTCAGTAATTTCATCAATGTATCAGGCGGTAAAGCCATGTCATCATCGATGAAGAATACGTGTGTGCAATCTGCTGATAATGCCTGCTCAATAATTACGTTACGTGCCTGCGCGGGAGACTGCCCATGCACAGTAGTTAATAGAGTATTAACTGGCTTCTGTAATCCCAAGAAATAAGGGAGGAAGTCAGCGCGCCTGATATATTCCATTGTCGAAAGTCCGATAAGAACTTTCGGTTCCTGATAGCCACTTTCGGCAATAATATCCTGAGTAATTGCAGCGCGTATAGCCGCGAGTGTATCGTAGTATTTATAATCTTCCGTCATTTCGTCGATTTTCTTCTTATCGACTATACGATCATGCTTGATTTGAATAATTGGCAGGTAGGTTTTCATACCCGCTGGCATTACATCCCAAATTGTAGTATCGCATCCCATGTTTCTCCAGTTCGGAAAAACCATGTTATGCTTGTCCATTAATTCCCAAACACGACGATGAACTAATGGATGACAAGAAAAAGTCTCATTGAAGTGTCCATCCATGAAGTAGAACATTCTCCACGGGTCTGACAAATCAAGAAACTTGTCCCAATCCTTAGTTGCAATAGTCATGTCATCATTTACTAAGAAAATCCACGGAGCCGTTGAGGCTCGATACGCGGACTCAAAAAACCGAGAAATGTATTCCGTTGGCTGTCGGTAAGTGTACTTAATGTTACCGTCCTGCCAATCTTCTTGGTCCCCATCCAAGCAGATTACAATTTCAAGCGCCTCGAAATCCGCGGAGACTTCCCGTAAGTTCTGAATAAAGTTCGCTCTCTTTTCGGGCCATTTCGAGGGCAGCAGCAGGGACATTTTGTACATACCAGATTCTCCCTATCGATTGAACGCCATTTGGGAAGTATTCCAAAACGGCTTTCCTTACACCATCCCAGTCCCAATCGTGACCGGATAAAACTCCCGTTGCGTAGTGCAACGCCTTACCAATGTCATGCCTTACGTTCTTATAGTGATGATTTCCATCGATGAAAATGAAATCTGATTTATTTGTTGGGAAGTAGTTCTCCCACTGTTGGGTAATAGGAACCACAACTCCGGATTTGATTTTATCATATAAATTAAGATAGAATTGATTGAAGGTCTGTTGGTCAGTTTTGAAAGCAATTCCTCCACCGTCAGAATGGGAAACTGGAGAATCCCATCCATCTATTGCATAGACAATTCCTTTAGTATTGTCAGCGAGTGCGCGAGTTGACCTACCGAGATAACTACCAATCTCAAAGATACAACTCGCGCGCTCTGCCTGACTTGCTAACCACTCTAACTCCTCGGGCGACATCCACCCGACAGTGTTTAACGCCCGTTCGAGTTTTAGCATAGTTAGCTATTTACGATGTAAGTGGCTGTTACTGGGTCGTAGACCATCAACATTGGGGTCGTAGTTGAAGCCGCATTCGTGGAAGCTCCTACGATGTTACCCGTAGTAGCAATCCCGTTAGTAGCTCCGGCTACGACTGCCAACATATGCGACCCAGTCATGGGTGGCGTAATGGTGGAAACTGCCGTAGTCCCAGAAATACGAGTGAGGAAAGTAGTTGGAGCAATAGTGGTAGATGCAGCAATAGTACGTGGCTTTGGCTGTAAGCCACTCTGCACCGTAGATAAATCCTGCCAATCAACCTGGTCAGGCATGATTTACCTCCTTAGTAACCACTCGGTACTGCGAGCGCATCAATGTATGAACAACCAGCGGGGTTATTCACAAACGTCTGCGTCCCGATTACCAAGTAGAAAATGTCAGCAGTCGCCACGCCGCCGCTGGCTCCACGTAATTCAAAAATCTTGCGGCCATCAGTGGTATAGAATCCAAGCGGAAGGATTTCACCGCGTCCCCAAACTTCTTTGGAAACGAAGTCAATCCGCTTTGTGGACCAATTGAAGCTGGTACGAACAGGCGCACCTGCCATCTGCATATTGTTGCCATTGAAGTACTGATTCAGTCCTTCTTCTTTGGCACCCTTGGTAATGACGATTGCTAATTGACCAATATCTTCATACGCCTGCTGTTGTGCAGGATGCATCCAAGCATCAGGCGAGAAGTTATTGTCGATACCAATTCGGTTCCCAATCTTGTTGATTGCAAGACGAGGAAGCGGAAGACTTAACGCAGCCGAAGCAGCGTTTACACGATTTGCACGAATTTCGGGGAATGAACCACGGTCAAAACCGAGCCAGAAAGTTCCGGCGGTTGAACCGTTATTGTGATGGTAAGGAACTCCGAATAACGCCTGCGCTGCCGCAAACGTAGGAGTTGTAATACCATTTGCTACAATTAAGTCGGTAGAGGTCATACCAGCGATTGCTGGCGATACCGTTACCGTCTTGGCTTCTACGTCTACAACCGTAACCGTGGAAGAACCACGGAGAGCAGCCGCAGAAGTAAAGCACTGAATGGTCTGACCAACACGAATCAGACGCGCACCATTTTCAAAAGTAGTTAAATCAATTAATGTGGTAGTAGTGGAAGCTCCAGCGATACCAATAACACCAGAGCCGTCCTGCATCATCTGTGCATCAAGCTGACGACGAAGTTCGTCGAAAGCAGTTGCAGTAAGACGACGAACAGAACTGACAATAGCCTTACGGGCATCATCAGTAGCCCACTGTGCTAATTTCGTGTATTCGATGTTTTCGGACATGAAAACGCAAGTGAGAACGGCCTTATCGAAGGTCGGTCCACCGCCACGTCCTAAATCACCACCGTCTGCATTGAAGTACTGGAATGCACCACCAGGACGAATTTCCAGAGGAATTCGCATCTGACGGTTAGAAATCTTCTCGACATCGCGCTTCTGAATGGCCGAGAAGAATTTATCATCTCGGTCAAACAGAGTGCGAATCTTGGGAATCACACGTTCCAGCTCTAAAGCTGTAACCTGTGCTTCGGTTAAGGCCATACACCCTCCGATTTAATCCTTATTCAGGAAGTCCAACGTGCTCATTCCACGAGGGATATCCGATTTCTTATGTCCGCCTTTATCGGAGGGGCTGGAACCTCTTTTACTTTTTGCAAACTTCCGTTCCGCTTGTTGGGTGTCGGAATCACCATCATCTTCTCGAACGCGCTTGCCCATACCTTTCAGGGCTTCACCTCTTGCCTTACTAATTACTGGCTTAAGAGTCGTCTTAGCTTTCGCCAAGTAAGCAGCCTTAATCGCGGAAACTGACGCGCGATTGAAGTTGCTTGCGAAAGCCTTTTCCCACAATCTATCCAAGTGTCGGCGAAAGACCGTATCTCGGTCAATTGCGGTTTTCAATTCCTCCATCGCATCTCGGGTTGCGTTCTTTTTCACGTAATCCGAGAAAACCCCTTTGGGGTCGATATTTGCTTTGATAGTGGACATCAGGATATTGTCAACACTACCTTGCAAATCATCCTGAACAGTTTCAAATCTTTCTGTAAGAAATTCACGCTGTTCGTCCTGCGCTTTGGTATCCTTCTTATCAACTGCTAATTTCTGGTATGGCTCGAATTCCTCGGAATTGAAAACAAATTTATTAACGGCAAGCGCGACTTTTCGCAACTCATCGTTATCCGTAGCCTTGCCTTCCTTTACGAGTAATGCAACCAAATTCTTGACTATTCCACCGACTACATGGTTATGAGCCTGTGGGTCTACTTTCTGAAGTGATGGTAAGTAATTGTCTACCATTCTGGCATACGCATTTTCATCGTATTCCTTGACACGACCAAGTAATGAGGTAGTATCACCCTGTAATAAAGACTGTTCGAGTTCCTGAACTTCCTCAAGAGACTCTTGTGCTTCCTTCGCATCTTCCGGTGAAGCAAATACTTCTCTATAGGCTCGCTCAGTATAATAGCTTTTTTCGAGGTATGGGTATTTCTTAAAAATGCCAGGAAAATCTTTTTCGATTTGTGCCTTCCGAAACGGGGCGACTAAATCGATTTCTTTATCGTCTTCTTTCTCGCCGTCTTCTTCATCGACGAGTTTTATTTCGTCGTCTTCTTTTGACTCTTCTTCATCGTCTTCTTTATCGTCTTCGTCTTCTTTGTCTGCATCATCTTCTTCCCTGTCATCTTCGTCAGGGACTTTAGTTTCTTCATCGTCTTCACGATTTAGTTCGTCAACAATTCCCTCTTTGGAGAGGTCAGTCTTTTCGTCGCCAGAGTTATTGGATAGTTGCTCGATTGCCATCTGATTCCTCGTTTTCTTTTGGAGCCATGCCGCTACCGTTTTGACCCTTTGCAGTTTTACCTGCGCCCTCGTCTTCGGGTAAACCTTCAGCGGCGGCTTGTTGTTCTTGCGCCTGTAAATTTATGAACTGCATATGCTGTTTGAAATGCAACAGCACGTTCTTGTAACCTTCCGGTCTGTCAAAACGCGCAAGACGACCGGCTTCACTAATTAACCAATTCCTACATATTTGAGCTTCTATTTGGTGATTATCAAGGTCGGGGTCAACTTCTACAGAAGGAACTTCCTGACCTTGCATCATGGCCGGATCGACTGGTTCTCCAGACTCAGCAGCCATTAACATCTGCGGGTCTGGTGGTAACATAATCGGTTCCGAATCCATTAGGACTTGAATTTCTTCAAACTGTTTGTTTCTATCATTCTCGCCCGGAATTTCCAAATCAACAAGTCCAATTGACTTCTTAAGGAGTGGGAGATTCTCGGGCGCGAATAACATCTGCATGAGTTCCGGATTACCGGATTGCAGAAGTCTTTGCACGACCTCCTGCTGTTGCATCCAAGTAATCGGAAGATTCTCATCGCCTTCGATTTCTATCGAACCGAGCTTACCCTGTAGTTCTGCCTTACGAATAATTGTGTTAATGAAGTTTCCGTATGTGTCTTTCTCCACATACTTCTCGTCATCAACAACTACTTTGATATACATGGGAATTACTTTACCAAAGATTTGCTTCCACCAGATTAACAGCATCTTCCAAGGAGTCTGAAGACGCTGTAACGCCTGGCTACGACTCATTGAGTATTCTGATGCAGTCTTACTTCCGGATAGTTGCCCACCGAATAGACTTGGTAATGCTCCAGAAGTTAACTGACCTAACTCCTGAACCATATTGTAGAACTGCATTACTTCAGGTGATAGATTTGCGGTCTTAATTTCGTGGAAGAACTCGTTAAGAGACTTTCCACTCTTAGCAATAGCCGGAAAAATATCTCCGGGTCTTACTTCCGTCTCACGGTATTTCTGAAAGTTCAGAACCGATGGGTCTGCGAAACCTTGAGAGATACCATGCTCGATTGTTTGAAGAATTAAAGAGATGAGTTCGTTGATAATATCTTGAATACTTACCAGAAGTAATCCGAGAGGATCATGATGAAGATAATCAGAAAGAGGATTCTTAGTAAGAGTCCAGCAATCGTCCAAGTTCTCGTTGCACGCACCCGCGAAACACTCTTGGACTTTCGTAAACTTGCAACCATCGGGGTATTTCTTTCTTAGTTTCTCTGCCTGCTCTTGAGGTAGGACGTTAAAAGCAGCAGGGCGGAACCAATAATGATTGACAGTAGTATTGTTGATAGGATATTCTCCGTTATACTGTGGAGAAAGTCTTCCCCAGGATTCATAGGGGTCACTTTCACCTGCGAGAGCGGAAGCAGAAGAAAGATTTTTGAACTCATCTTTGAGAAATGGAAACTCTTCAACCACGTTGGCATAGTGAGTCTCATATGAATATCTCAAGCATGGAACTTCTTCCTGCGTCCTTGCATAGTTCGGAACCTTTACATTCAGCCCACCGTAAGTTTCGATGCAAATCCTTGACTTGGGCTTCGTGTTAGTTCCGATAATCCTTTCAACAAGTAACTCCTGCTTTTGAAGTGCAGGGTCCAATTCCGCAGCACAGTGCGGACAAACTATTGGGCTACGTTCACCCTCATAAGCAGCGTGAAGTGCTACGTCTTCAGAGTTTGGCTGAAACTCCGCACGTTCAAGTTGCTCAAGTTGTTCTGATTCCTGAATTACTAGAGTATCCTCTAATGGAACTCCTTGCATAATTGCATCATCCAGTTGTGCCTTGCATTCTGGACAAATGTATTTGTATTCGGATTCAGTCTTGTATCGTTTTTCCTCGAATGTGCCGTACTTCTTATCTTCTTTGGGATAATTGTAGCAAGCAACTAAGCCTTCAGTACAAAAAATATAGAGCGCGTGTAACCACAGATAGGTTACTTCATTGTGCTTATAAACTAATTGTGCAATCTTATCTCCAGCTTTCGCCGTCTGTAAGTCGAGATTATTTTGAGCATCGTCCGGGTAGCATGTAACTGTCGGGACTGTGACGGACAATGCCGCAATAATAGATTCCAAGTAAGCTCGGAATACGTTGACACTCTTATCGTAATAAGATTGGTCATCGTTGACTTCCATGCGCTGATTATAATCATATATTCGCCAATCATGTGCTACTTCATCATACCAAATATTTGTATAATTTGCCCACAACAATTTCATTTGCCGCCAAGTTCTAATTTGGCGTTCACGAACCGCTTGGTCCTCTAAATCGAAATGGTCAGCCACGCTTAACAGCATGTGCTGAATTTCCATCGAGGGCCAATCTTTTTTGCTGTAGGCTGCCATTACTTCCTTCGTTTCATGAACTTTATCCTGGCAGACTTTGGTGTTTCATCAATGAATTTCCTTGCTACTTCAGGACTTGGCCCAACTCCTTTGTTGGGTTTCATTCCATGTGCAATACCCGCCATGAAACGGTATTGCTTGGCGGATTTCGCAGGCATTACTTGCTCGCAAATTTCTTTCGACGCGCGGTTAATTCCTCAATCATTGAATCAGCATTTGATGGACCTACCCCGCCTTTTGGAGCCGGAGCAGATAACTTTTTCTCGTTAGGTCTACCGAATATGAGACGCATATCTCGGTCTACACCAACGTGATGAGCGACACGTTTATTAGTTCTAGGCATCGCCCATTGCCTTTTCCGCTACTTCAGGAGAAGGACTGATACTGCCCTTCTTCCTTTTCATCATTTTCATTGGAGCTTTCGCGGCTTTGTGAATACCGCCTCCAATTTTCTTTACATCCTTATGCATTTTCTTGAACAGCTTCTTCAGCAGCGGCATTGTTTACTCCTAGCTCTTGTTCAAGTTTCTCGATGCTTTCCGGAGTAACTACTCGCGGTGCATCGGGTCTAGCTTCCGCTTGTATTTTGCGCGCCTGTTCTCTTGAGTTCTTTTGTAATTCCTGCTGTCTCACTCTCCAAGGAACCTTACTATGCATCCTTATAGGAGTAAGATTATCTACATCAGGAATTGCAGAAGCCGTCAAGTTTGGAAACGCTTGCTCAATTACTTTCTCGAATAATATCTTACGTTCGTAATTGACAGCATTTAATTGTTCTTTCAGTAATTCACATCCCTGACAAGGTTGGATTTCCACACCTTCTGGAAATAACCATTTACGAAGTAAGTCCTTAATACTCATCGGTGATGAAACCTTCTCACTGGTTTGTAAATACTGTTACTGTCAGCTTCGAGTTTCTCATGCATTCTAAAGAATGCTGTCCAATCTTGAGTGTGCGTAAGACGGTCCATGATTTCTTGTCTACGCTCAACCTCTTTCATTTCCTGTTCGGCTTCAATGAAAAATCTTTCAGCGGTATCTAATCCGTATCGCTGTCCGTCATAAGGGTCATCACCATCAAATTCTGCTACGTCTTCTGATGGGACTCCTTCTTTTGACTTAGCGTATACACAGGACTTGATACTATTAACTGCTAAAGGGCACGTATTGAAAATTTGATACTTCGGAAGTAATTCATCTGGAGGCTTATCAAAACTTCTCAAGTATTCATGATATGCATTTAATCCTCTATTCCTCATGAGCCACATAGCATGGTCATTGTCGTATATTCTCTCTTCTTTCGGTAAAGGATTCTTGGGCTTCCACCTTAAGTATTCGTGTAATAAAAGTTTGCCAGCAATTCGACTTCCCGGTGAGTTGTTTGATAATTCAATCGGGCGCTCCAATGCGTCTTCGATTTGCTGCTGAATTGTATGTTCCTGTCCTCTATCCTGCGCAGCAGAGCGACAAAATTTAATGATCCGCGGGTTTTCTTTGTCAGCGTATTCTCTGACATAAGGTGCCCACTCTTCAATCTTTACCTTGCGCCAGCTAAGCTCTCGGTACAAATATAGACGGCGCTTAGGAGATACAGCGAAAAAACCGACCCAAGTAGAAGCAGCGAAACCCCAATCGCCAACAATAAACTTAGGCCACCAGTCTGGTATATCGAACGGTTCAATGACATGTAATGCATTATCCGGTTCGTCCGGATAATTGCGGTCGCGAAACTCGTCAAAGACTTGACCAACATACGCATCAAAGTCTCCGTATAACTTTGCCTTCTTCTCGGCTTCAGGAAGTGCTTCTAATGATTTCGCGTATTGGTCACTAACGTGCGGGTTATCCGCTTGAGTTGCAAATATGAAGATGCGTAAATTACCGCCTTTACCCTCAATTGGTATTCCGCCCTTTGGTGCATGGTCTACAAATCTTTTCTTAACCCAGGTATGCCCAATGTTCCCCGGCATTCCTGCACCACGTATAATTTCTGGTAATCCCGAATTCTTCGGCGCGCGGACTCGCTGAAATCCGATGTAGAGATAAATCCACTCCGTATGTGACGTAAGTTCGTCTGGAGTAAATAATTGTATTTCCATTGAATCGTATTTATGGACATCATCTTCGTTCTCGCAATGCCCAAGAAATATGTGAGCCCCATCAGGCTTATCAGCAGTTGCACCATATTGATCTTCCCTTGGGAATTTCCAGACCATTTCAGAAGCGTTAAATTTAGCCCCAAACGGTCTATAATATTCACGAGAACGAGGAACAATTTCGTTTCGTAACTCAGGGAATGTTCGGCGAAGAAAGACCTGCTTAAACAGCGGATTCTTCCACCATCCTCTAATGAGGGCATATAGAAGCAGTACATCCGATTTTCCACTACCTGCTCCCCCTCCGTAGAATGCTTCTTTAATTGAAGTAGGTAATGCGAGAAAGATAGCCTGTTTAGGATTAGGCTTCCATTCCCCAGTAGCGGAATACGGCATTATAGTGTTGCGCTTACTTCAACTGTATCAGGAACTTCTAATCCACTGGGAAGTAGCGGGCGCAATCTGACTCCACTTACCTGGGTATCT